GGATTAAATCCTTTAGTTGCTATATCACTGGATAAGTCCAAACCGCTTACAGAATTTAAACCATTCACTGATTGCATACCAGCAATATCTGCGTTCTGCAACCCTGTATAGCCTGATATCCCGCTCATAACCGTGCCAAGGTCAAACTTACCTTGTGCTACATCGGTTGCAACATCAACTAAAGACAACTGTGGTTCAATTATTTTGGCAACCGTCCAAAGCGGGCCGAGGTCTTTTAGCGCACCCGCTACATCTTGAGCCAAGTTTTTAAAAAAACCACCTCCCCTTGTTGCTACTTGGGCAGGCTTTGCATTGCCTTGTGCATCCCAATTTCCATAGACATAATGACCGCCATCTAACCAAGTAACGACACGAGGATCGCCTGAGTAACCTGTAATTTTTCCCTTGTCGTCATAAGAAGCAAACACAGGAATGCCATTAACATAGGTAGGTGTAGTTGAAACAAAGTTTCCATCATCGTCCCGTGTGACGTTTGGATTTTTTACTTGAGGTTGTGGCGTATATGTATATGGATTTCCAGTATCTGGGTCAATTGCTGTTATTGGAGAAGGTTTTGTAAATTCCAACTGTGTTGGTATGCTCGTCTTGTTCGTATCCAAAGGCGTAAACAGTTGAACTTGATAGTCTTGAATTTTTCCGCCAAAGTTTTCATTGGCTGTGTATTTCGCCATGTTTGCTATTTGGTTATACGCAGTAGGGCTTATAAGTTCAATTTGCCCTTGAAAAGTACCTGATTTATCAATAGCAGATTGTGCTTGCGCCTGCGTAAAAGCGCCACCAGAAGCATCTGCTAATTGTTGTGCAGTTAAACCATTGTTTTTTGCAAAAGTTGCTAAAGCATACGGGTTATTTAAATTTGCCGACACCGTGTTTTTGATGATGGCATCCTGAGAACCCAATATTGTTTTTATAGAATCAACTTTCATCCCTGTAACAGAGGCAATCTGTTCTGGCGAAAAGTTGTACTTGTCTTGATAAGCCTTGATGTTTTTGGCTTCATCTAAAGAAATATTGCTGTCTGCTAATACAGCAGAAAGACCTTGCTTGATTGTGTCTGTTTGTTGTTTTAATTGATAGTTTTGAACATACTGCGTGTAGGCATCATTTGGATTTGCTTTTATATATGCAGAAGTAGCATTACCAAAAACATCGTTAAATTTATCTTTTGTAACAGCACCAGAAACTAATTGATTTTTCCAATAATCTAAACCGCCTTGGTCAATGTTACTTTTATCAGTACCAATTCCACTGCGACCTTGCACTGTGCTATATGCATCTTGTACTAACTTGTCGTATTGAGCACTTGGGTCTGCTTCTCGTCCTGCCTTCTTTCCAAAAATGTTGTAATTCTGTGCGGCAAATTGCTCAGGGGTTAAGCCATAAGTTTCAATAGCGTAGGCATCTGAAATGTCTTTGTTTCCCGCAAAATAAGCCTTGGCGTTAAAACCTTCATTTTCTGGTTTGTAACCAGTAGCCTTTAATTCAGGACTCGCGGCACGCAAAAAGCCTTGCAATTTTGATACGTCAACATTTCCGCCAAAGTAATCATCCCACGCTTTTTCAACTTCTTTATTTTCTGGAGCACGACCTAATACGCTCTGATAGACCTCAGCCGCTGTTTTAAATATAGGAGCAGTTCCATTAGAAGTCTCACGATTAGTTTCAACTATGTCTCTTTGTGGCGCACTTTCATACTGAGGGGGTGGTGGCGATGGTTGTGCAAGTGGTTGTAATCCATTTTGAGTGGCGGCAATAAGTTGATCCATACTTGCATTTGGATTTGCGGCTTGCCATTCGGCTACTTGGTCTTCTGTTACTGCCATACGTTATCCTAAAGTCTGTGTTGGTTGATTGATTGCGCCAACAATCGCTTGCGCCCAATCATGCCAATTGTCATAAATGTAGGGGCCGGGAATGCCTTCGTTGGTAAATATATCAATCGCCTTCAATCCCGCCGCCCACTCTTTCCAATGCTCCTCCCCAGAGGGAACAGCCAATTGTTGACCAGCATACGCCTCGCACATAAGACTCGCCCATGAGTCCCATGTGTGATATCTAGGGTCGTAAACAAGCGCCAGTGCCATATTAACTTCCGTATGGGCGAACGTCGCCAAAGTCTGCACTGAGCAAAACCTTACCCATTTGGTAAGTTCCGCCTTGTATATTGCTGTTAAATCGCAATCTCAATTCTCTGCGTTGCTCACGCATATCTACCTTGCCAGTGTCTGGGTCAAAATAGTATGGGTCAGAAATTACATCGTCTTTTTGGGCAAATGGTCGACCAACAACTTGCAGTGACATAACGCCAGACTGCACAAAGTCAGGCTCGACACGCTCAAGATGCAACCAACGGTTTTCGCCTACGCCACCTTGGGGAATCTGCGGGGACTGGGAGGGGCCGCCACTGACCCAACCCAAGTCGGATGTTTCAAAATAACTCTCAATAGCATCAGAAACCTGATCAATTACAGCATCTGTGCCAATTTCATGTTGCCAAAGAATAACTTTATTTGGCACACTTTGGAAGTTTGCAGACACAATTGCTGTGGCAGTCGCCGCAGAAGAAAGCGTCAAAGTGTTTCCAGAGAACGCAACCGCGCCTGAAACCGCTCCAGAATTTACAACTGACAAAGTAATAGTTGTACCCACAACACTTACAACGGTTGCGCCAGTACCGATTCCTGTACCAGTCACCAATTGACTTCTTAAAATTCCCGTTGCGCTTGCTACCGTAATAGTGCTTGCACCAGAAGTACCTGTTGCAGTTGTTGCGGCTGAATTTGCAACGATTGCAGAAATGTATGCACCCGTAGGAACCCCAGTTGCCACCACCAATTGACCGTTTGTAATTTGATTATTGATTGACATGGTCACGGTAGCGCTTGAATTTGTTGTGGCAATATTTGCCGTAAACAGCGTTGCCTGAATACTCAAGTCTGCCCCAGCATTGATGGGGTAATGAAAAACTTGTGAAAAATATCCAGCCGTGCGTTTAGCGCCATCAGAGAAACCAGCGTCATACCAACAGTTTTCTCGAATGTTATAGATGATGCAGTTGTTGCACTCTACTGAATCACCAGAAGGATAGAACCACCAAATTTCACCAAAACGCGGAACTTTTGTTGCCCATACCTTTTGACTCTGCGCATAGTTCAGATTGTCAAAAAAGTAGTTTTGGTTCATGGTGTTAGCAATTTCCTTAACTACGCCGTTGTATAGCAAAAATCGATCAACACCAATCCAATAGTAGATGCCGTCATATTCAATCACGCACTGCGATGACAGGATCGACGACTGGCTAGAAATAATGTCATAACGCCAATAAAAAGTGCTAGATGTTGCGCCCACAGTAATTGTTGTTGGGGTGTAAGAGACACGAATTAACGAGTCTAAAGCCCAAAATAAACCAGATGGAGCGTTAGAACCACCCCTTACGGGTAACCCCTTGACAATCTTTGTAGAGGCAACATTGGCTTCGTTAGAGTCTGCGCTATTCCAATTGTATGGATCACCAGCGGCACAGTTCTTAATTAGACCGTTGTCGCCATATACAAAAACGTATGGGTGCAAAACAACCACTCCACCAGCAACAGAAATGGTTGCATTCGTAGGGGTTGTGCCATTAATGTCGCGCAAAGGTTGCATAGCCAAACCATTTATATTTCCAGCCAAAACTGGAGTTGATACGGTTTGGTCAATCTGCGCCAAGTTTTGACCGGGGTGCGCCAACAACAACTGATTCCCAGAACCTTGAGAGTCAAAAGAAGAATCAAATTGCCAAAGGTTCAAATCATTTGCCGTAAACCCATTATTAATTGTCGCCACTTTAATGGAAAACCCACTGCCAGTTCCACCAATAGTTGCCGCCGTTGCGCTTAGGGTATCGCCTACAGCGTAGCCATCACCAGCCGCTGTAAGGGTCACAGTGGTGACCGTAGCGCCAGCAACCACAATGGTCGCCTTTGCACCCGTGCCAGTACCGCCAGTTAGACTTACACCTGTATAAGTTCCATTGGTATATAGCGTACCGCCCACAAGCGTGTTAAGCGTCAAAATGAAACCGTTAAAGACAAACTGGTTTACACCGCCGCCAATACCAAGGTTGTTTACGTTAAGAACCTCAAGTCCAGAACTGTATCCGTTAAAAACTTGATTTACGCCATCAGCGGAGTTAACAAAAATTCCCCGAGATACGCCAGTTGCTAGTTGAGTTATTGACCGATATCCCCCCACTTTGCGCGGACGACCGCGTTGAAATCTTACCCATCGACCATCGCTGTAAAAGTTTTTATCGAAAAAAGTACCGTCCCGCTGGATGCCGGGTAGGGTATCAATTGTTAAAACTTTTTTAGTCATCAATAAGTCCCGCCAGCAATCCCACCAGAAAATGTTCCAGTACCTACAACGGCAATTCCAGAGGCAGACACCGTCAATCGCAGTGCTCCCAATATTGCAACATTGAACTCACCCGAAGCGGCGCGGTAAATGCCAGTAGTTGTTTCTGAAGAAAAGTTCAAAGATGGCGCACCAACAGAACCATTGTTCAAACTCACTGTAGATGAGCCAGCCAAAATAGTGTTGGCATTGAACAAGTTGACAGAATCGCAAACAAGCGTGGCTTGTGATCCAGCGGTCAAAATAGCGTTTGACCCAGAACCAGTTGAAATGGTTACGGTATATGCGCCAGTTGTTGCATTGACAATGTAATAAACCTGAACCGTTGAAGGAACAATGATGGTCACGTTGCCTGACAACGCGCCAGTATATTTTTGAATGACGTTGGAAGCCTCAGCCGCTGTCAGCGTGTAACTGCCAGTCGTAACAGCCTTGGATAGTTGAGTGAATGCAAATTGCGTAGACTTACCCAATCCAACGGTGTAGAACTGCGTTCCGCTACATACAACAATACAAGAATCAAGGGGCTGAAGAACAATTGATGTGGAGCCGTTAATTAAGTCTCCGCTTGTGCCTGTAACAGTCAAAACGCCAGTGCCGCTGTTGCGCACAAACATAAACCAATTATTCCCAAGCGTAGACGCAAGCGATAGAGTCAAAGTTCCTGCGCCACCAGTCCACACATAGGTGCTGGAACGATCTGTTGTCAGTGCGGTGTAACTAGAGGAGAAAGTCGTTACAGGCTGGCTTTGGTTCAACGTCTGACCAATAGCCAAAAGTCCATATCCAGCCAATGTAGCCGCGTCTGCGCCAGAAGAACCAATTCCAAAAGCAATAATGCCCCATGTTCCAGCCGTGGTAGCGTTGGTTGTAATGTAGATGTACTGCGCCTGACCAGCGGCAACCGTAACAATGGTGTTTGCGCCAGTAAAGTCTTTGACCGTTACCGAAACAGAGCCGACGTTACGAATCAAGGCATCCTGACCTACCGAGGCTTGATTAGCAGGAGGCATCCACAATTCGTTTGCCGTGGTAGTGGTTGACACCTCCATGACTCTAGCGGCGGCATCATTGGTTATCGAACCGTTGATAGGCCACGTCAACTGCAAATCATCTGTCAGCGTGATGCGGCTATACGATACGTCAGTTGGCTGGATGACGTTACCAGTAAAAGGGCTGTTGTAACTCATTATGTGTCCACTGCTACGGCTTGACGATCAGCCAATCTCAATTTATCTTCCGCCATCAAGGTTTGCATGATGAGGTCATAGTTCTGTTGCCACATACCCATGCGCTCATCATTTTTGAGAAACGGCATAGCCTGCAACAAAGACCCATACAGCAACGCTTGTGGCGCGTAAATTGTGAACCAATTCGTCTGGTTAGAAGAATCCAAAGGTTGGATGCGCTCGTAATACAGCACTTCAAATGAGTAGGTTGTAGTAGGAGTTGGTGCAACCAACCAATGGGTGTAGTCGTAATCCGCAAAGTACGCGGGAATACCAGTCTTGGTCGCGTCAGGCCAATACTCACGAAGGTACTCATACTTGCGCAACAAAACAGGCTGGCGCTCACCAGCCACTGAAATATTGAACGAAACTGTCTTATGCCAACGTGCTGGCTTATCAATAACCGCTTGGTTGGAAACCATTGTGGATTCCACAACGGTTAAGTTACCTAAAAACTTAATTTGGCTGGCAATAATTTGCTCTGCCAGCATGATGAACAGAGGGATTTTCTCAAGCGTAGCGGTGTCAGTACGCTCCAGATATGACTGAATGTTTTCGACCAAGGAGTCATATGTCATTACCGAAGCAGTCGTCACGCTATTTCTCCAAGAATTTGGTATAGGTTATTGTATTGCCTAGACCTTGTTTAGGCAACTTTGGCATGGTATTGGGCTTCGGTTAAAACTCCAGCCTTGTATTTTCCTTCTGGCTTATAGATGGTTAGTTCTTGCTGACGCATCTCAGGCGCAAAGGATATGTGCATCCACCGCCCGTATTCATGGATCATCTGGTCAAACTTAATGCCTGCTTTTAAAACAATTTGACATAAGTCGTAAGGAGTGTGAGCAGAAGAAGAGCAATCAATAGCCCAACCATCCATGTGGCTGGATACTTTAGAACCGCCAACAGCAAGATTAACATCGGGCAAGCGTAGCCAAGAATTAACACGAAGAGCGCCTGTGACATTTCGCACCTCCTCCAAATGCCCCGCCGCCACCTTCATGTTTGCCAGTTGGCGCTCATCGGGTTGGTTATTAATACCCATCCGTATAGCAGTCTCGCTGTACGTTGCCTCTTCAAGGGTAAAGTGTTCGCTGAGGTTCACTTCTTGGCTTTCATATCCATGATCTTTTCCAACGTTCTACCACCAAAGTAAAACGACATAATCAACATACCCCATTGTCCCAGTAATTCAACGTAATTGTTGTTAACTTCAATGTCCCATGCAGACATCATGGCAAACGTTGTATAAGTGATTAAGATAAACACCAAGGTCATAGGACGGATGTTTTTGGATAGCCAAGAGTCAGAACCCATGTCCGCTTTAAGTCTCTCTGTGAGTTCATGCTGTTCAGATACATCTGCGTTGAGTTTTGCCAACTCTCCGTTTTGTTGCATCTCAAGCAGTTTGAGTTTGGCCTGCTCCGCCTGTGCTGGGTCAGGAAAGACCTTATCTAGTATCTTCCCGCCAATGTCTAAAAGTGCGCCAATAGGTATCATTTTTTAACTCCCATTTTTTCACGTTCTTCAAGCAACCTGACTTTGACTTGCAACTCGTTGATGTGGTTCATCAACTGCTCTTTCATAATGGTTCTTCTATCCGCAGAAATTGGGCTGTCCGTTGGGATGCCCTCTTTGGTAATCAATGCAGGCATAGCGCCTTCAATTCGCGTCAAGCGCGTGGAGAAATCGTTGACCTGACCCAAGAGCCAAGCAAGGGATGCCACAATGATAGGAATGACTGCTTTTAATACATCTGCCCAATTCATTTAGACTCCTTTAGTTCCCGTTTTAATTTACGCAACTCTTTGATCTCTTGCCTGAGTTGGGCTTTCATATATAGAGTTTCCACATACGCCATTGATGTAACTCCAACAATAAGACATATTGCTACTCCTATCAATATCCAACAGACAAGTTTCGTAGTTCCCACATGATCCACCCAAAGAATGAAGATATAAATACCACGGCAACTACACCACTTGTTAACTCAATGAATCTAATCTCATCTTGCTCCTTGCGCCATCTAGCCAGCCTAGCCCTACGAATCATTTCTGACTTAGCCCACTCCTGTTCACGTTCTATCTTGGCGTGCATCTTGAGGAATCGACTATACAAATCCTTTAATTCAGAAGGCGCATACACCATTGCCTCCCTTACCTGCTCCATCATCTTT